CACCTGGACGCGGGCCTCCAGCGCCGGGTGGAGCTCCACCATCCTGGCGGCGGCCCGGAACGCCAGGGAGGCCTGTCGCTCGTCGGTGGCGACCCACCACGACCTGCGCGCCCTCTGCGCCCGCCAGAAGCTCGTACAGGGCCAGCACGGCGCACATTGAGGTCTTGCCGTTGCCGCGGCCGAGCATCCACCCGGCCACCCGCGGCCGAGGCCTGGAATCCCAGGTCGCCGCGATCAGCTCCCGCTGCCAGGGCCGCAACCGCAACGGTTTGCGGACACCATGGCCACGGGGCACCCGCACGTAGTCGAGGGCGAACCGCGCAACCGCCAACTCCCGGCGCCTCGATCCGCGTAGGGGCAGCGGAGAGGGGTCAACGTCCGCCTTGGGGCCGGCTCTCACGCGACCACCGGCCCGCTATCGCCGCTGGTAGAGAGTGTAATCGGCTGTTCGGCTGGTGACGGGTCGCGGGCCATGTACCTAGCCAGAACTCGGGCGCTCCGGCGGCTGTTCTCTTGGCGGCAGAGGACCCTGAGCGGTCCGGTCTCCAGTCCGCTGACGGCGACCTCGACGACGTGGTCGGCGACCAGGTCGGCGCTTGGGTGGGCGGGGTGGTCCTCCAGCCCGGGGCACCAGTCCCCGACGGTGGCGCGGTGGTCGGCGACGAGGCGGCGGCGGCGTTCGGTCTCTGAGTAGGTGCGCATGCCTGGTCGCTTCGCTGCCTTGGCCCGGGCCACCCTGGCCGTGCACGTGCCACACCTGGGCTTGCCTCTCACCTGCTTGCCGCAGTCGAGGCAGGCGCGGAGCAGGGTGCGGGTCATCGTGGTTTGCGGCGCTTGCGTTCGCGCAGCTTCTCTTGGCACTTGGGGCAGCGCTCCCCGGGTCCGACGAACCAGGCGCGGCAGGCGCGGCAGCGGCCTTGGGCGTGGCCCACGCCGACGCTGATGTGGTGCTTACCCATGGCGTCGTAGCAGGGTGAGCAGGGTGGCCATGTTCTCGGCTCGGGCTGTTGCCTCCCTCACCCCGGCGACACCGGCCCCGAGGTAGGCCGGCGTCCGCACGACGGCGATGTGGTCGAGTTCGGCCCTGGTTCTGGTGACCCGCTGCCGGTCGGCGGACCACCGGCTCCCGCCGGGGACTTCGGCGAACCCGACTGAGAGGCCGAGGGGTACGCCGTCGCGGGCGAGGGCGAGGACCTCGTTCCCGATCATGGTGTCGGACACTAGCCACTCGCCCCAGGCGGCGTCGGCCCGGTCCTCGATGGTGAGGGTGCGGCCGATGGGGAGGGTGCCGGCGTCGCGGGGATGGGTGGCGGTCAACGGGATCGTGGCCGGGTCGGTCCCCTGCAGGGCGCCTCTCTCGAACGTCTCGGTGACGAGCCGGCCCTGGTCTACCACCTTGGCCTCCACACCCCAAGGGAGGACGGGGCCGACCAGGGTGCGGCCGTCTCCCCCGTCGCGCAGGGCGAGGGAGCTGGTGAGCTGGCGGACGTGGATCATGCGACAGCCCCTGTCTCGGGTGGGTCCTGGTCGTCGATGCCGGGGATGGGCGGGAGATCCTCCAGCTCCCTGACCTCTGAGCGCAGCTTCCAGCCGGCCCGGATCGCGGACTCATGCGCTTGGTAGCGGGTGAGCAGGTCGGTGCGCACGAGGCCGGCGGCGTTGAACTTGACCGTGGTCGTCGAGGACAGCAGCCCCGAGATGGCGGTCTCCATCGTCACGATCCAGCGCCGGAGGCAGAACTGCAGGAAGTCGAGCGCCCGCTGCTCGACGTTGGCGTAGGTGAGGCTGTTGCCGCTGTCGGCGCCGATCAGCTCGGGCTGGACACCGAAGTAGCGGGCGATGGTGCGGACGTTCGCCTGGGTCGTCTCCAGGAACTGGGCTTCCTCGGGGCTGAGGGTGACGGGTTGGAACTTGGCGCCGCCGCCGAGGACGGCGATGCCGCGGTCCTGTTGGCGCCAGCGGGCCCGCCACGTGTCGGCGATCTCCTGGTCGACGTCGCGTTCGGTGGAGAGGATCCCCACGGGGATGCCGCCGGTCCCGAAGACCTTGGCGGCGAACTTCTCAGCCCCCAGGCCCAGGCCGATGGCCTGACGGGCGTGCTGGATCGGGGAGAGGCCGACGACGCTGCCGGCGGTCGTGAACGCCTTGACGTGCCAGATGGTGGCCGGGTCGACCTCCTCGCCGTTGACGCGGTAGATGACCCTGCTGTTCGCCTCCACCTGCACCGTGTCCGGGCTCAGCAGCTCGACCTGGGCGGGCAGGAGGCCGGCGCCGGCGCGGTCGACGATCTGCCCGTAGCAGTTGCCTCTGAGCAGGAGGCTCTGGAGGGCGGCATAGAGCCAGTCGGGGAGGTTCATGGTCGCCGATGGCTGGCGGAGCAGCGGCGGCAGGTCAGGTAGCGGGGTGCGGTCGCCGCGGCGGTAGGCGGCCAGGGGCAGGGTGCTGATGCTGCCGGCGATCAGGTTCACGCACGCCCAGACGGCGCTGTGCTGCATGGCCGTGGTCGGGGTGACCGGCACGGCGGCATAGGTGGACGCCGCCGGTATGTCGCCGACCTGCCATAGCGCCCGGTCGTGGCGCTTGAACGGCCACTGCCAGGGCATCGCTCAGGTCTTCCGCGGCCGACGTGGCGGCTTGGGCTTGGCCACGGTCTTCTCGACCTCGCCGGCGTGGCTGCCGCACTTGGGGCAGGCGTGCTCGTCGGGCGGGTAGGTTTCCCCGCACCCGAGGCATCTCCGGACGACGCTCATGGGCTTAGGTCGTGTTGACGAGCGTCTTGACGGCGTTGGTGTCGATCAGGGCGCCGTCCAGGCGGAGGATGCAGCGGAAGGCGACCAAGTCGTTCTGGAACCTGAACTCATCCGACCGCTCGAAGCGGATGCCGTTGACGATGCGCACGAAGTAGCGGTCCATGGCCCCGAAGGCGATCGACTCGGCGGCGTTGGCCATGGCGGGCATGAACGGGTCGACGAAGGCCGGGTAGCCGAGGATGCTGCGGCGGTCGGTGAGGCCGTTGACGGGCTGGCCGGTGGTGTCGCGCAGCTTCCGCACGATCACGTTGGAGGCGTTGCGCATGATGAAGGCTGCGCTCGGCGACTCGGCATAGGGCTCGGCCACGCTGCCGACCAGGTTCCACAGGGCGTCGGTTCCCATGTTCAGGGTGCCTTGGGTGCCCAGGCTGGTGCCGGTGCCGGTCGGGGCGGTCACCCCGGTGGCGGCGTCCAGCAGCAGGCCCCTGGGCTCGGTCGTGCCGACACCGTTGATCAGGTCGTCGCCGTAGCCGGTGGCGCCCAGGCCCAGCGACAGGGCCGCCTGGCGGGCCAGGAAGTCCAGCAGGTTGGTCGGCGAGTCGTTCGCCAGCTCCTGGCTGATCTCGAAGTAGTTGCTGTACTTGAACGCCTTCAGCGTCACCGTCGACAGGGCCGGGTCGCTCTCGGTGATGGCCGCGCCCTCGGCCGTGATCGCGCTCGTGACGAACCCGGTGGAGCGGGGGACGACCAGGTCCTCGCCGGTCTCGGTGGTCACCACGGTGGCCCCGGCCCGCATCAGGGAGCTGGTCTCGACCAGATGCTGGACGATGGTCCCGTAGACGTCGGTGCCCAGTGCCTGGGTGGCCGTGGTCTTGAGGGTGTCTCGGGTGTGGAGGCGGACCCGGCCGGCGCGGCCGTAGACGGGCTCCGGCACCTCCTCGGGCCATTCGTCGGCCAGCTGGTCGGCGTAGACCTCGATCGGCTGGGGGTTCTTGGCGAAGATCGCCGAGCGGAACTGGCGGGCCAGCTCAGCCGACGCACGCGACAGGGTCGGGGATCGGCCGCGGGTGGCCATCGCCCGCACTTCCTGAAGCTGCCGGTCTCGCTCTTGCTCCATGGCGTCGGCCGCTTCCCGTTCGGCCGTGACATGGGCCTGATACTGCGCCAGCTCGTCGGGGGCCGGGTCCCGGCCATCGGCGGCGGCGCGGGTCAGGATCTCATCGGCGGAGGTGCGAGCGGTCGCCCGCTGCCCTCTCAGGTCGTCGAGCAGCGGCACGGTCCCACCAGCATTTCCCACCTAGGCAATCGGTTGACATGAGAGTACTAGAAAGGGTCGTGAGGCGATACTCTGAGCAGGGTGTCAACGTCACCCCGGGCCGGGGGCAGGCATGGCCCGACCGGGGAGCGAAGGGCACTGGTAGGGCCGGTCAACTTCCATCCGGCCCGTGAGGACCTCACTCGGACCGGCCCTGCGCCCCCAACGCCACCGGCCCCGGTGGGCGATCCCGGGGCCGGTGCGCTAGTTCA